CGGGGTCTTCGATCTTCACGTGGAAGTCCGCGTCGAAGTCTTCTTCGTTGATCAGCACGAAATCGCCCTGGTCATCGCCCCACGGCTTCACTTTGATGGTCTTCATGGTGTTTCCTGTTCGGATGGGGAGCCCGGAGCCGAAGCCCCGGGCGCCGGGCCTTAGCCCAGCAGCACGCCAGCGTGGCGGGGGGCGATCATCTTCACGCCCCATGCCAAGTTCACTTCGTAGCGAACCTGACGCTTCTGCTTGTAGATGCAGAACTCGTACGCGATGCCCGAGACAGGGTCGACCACGATCATCACGTCGTCCGCAGCGTCGCCGCCTTCCGGCATGGCCGGCGCGCGAGTGGCCAGTTGGATGGCCGAACGCTGGAAGAACATGTTGCGGGTCGCGGCGGCGGCAATGGTGATGGCCGTAGCTGCAGCCGGGATGGCCTTTTGGAGGCCAGGCTCAGCGATGGTGATCGTGCCGCCGTTAGACACGTCGGTGTCGCCGGCCACGATCAGGTACTTGCTGGTGTCGCCCGCGAAGCTGGCGACGTCGCCAGCAATCACCGTGCCGGTGCCGGCAGAAGCGATCGTGATCACCGTGGAACCGACCGGATAGCCGGTCGCGTTGGTGGTCGCCGAGGCGCCCGTGCCGACGGCGACTGCCTTCTTCACCTGGGCCGAGCTGTGCAGGTCGAAGCCTTCGACGTCACCCAGCGTGCCACGACGCAGCATGTCGTCCGTGCCGGCTTCGTTGACCTTGAACAGGCCAGCCTGCTTGCCACGGATGTTGGCCGCTGCCGTGGTGTCGAACACCATGTGCATGTCCGACTGCGGTGCGCCGTTGTCTTCGAGGATCTTGCGCGATTGCGCGAAGTCCGACAGGTCCAGCGCGGTGCCGAAAGGCGTGGTGCCTGGCGTGCCGTATGCGCGGCTGGCGTAGATATGCAGACCAGCCAGGTCGGACTCGACCTCGTTGGTCAGCGTACGCAGCGCCTGGGCAATACGGTCACGGTTGATCGTGGCCAGCGTGCCGGAGTTCTGCAGAGCTTTCGTTTCCTCGCCGGTGATGCCGAATGGGACCGAACGTGCCTTCTGAATCGTCATTTGCACGTTGTTGATGGTCTGATTCGGCGTGTCGGCAGCGTAGGCCGCAGCCGTCAGATCTTCGGCAAGCATCGGACCGACGACCGGCGACATCACGGTCTCATTCAGCGCCGCGCGCTCAGCGCCCGAGTCGCGCGAAACGGCAGGGATGAACCCGACGAGCTCACGCGATACCACGTCCATCGCCTTGTAGATGGTCGGAATCAGGCCGGTCAGGGTCATGGTGCCGGCCAGCAGGCCGCGCTGGGGAGCGCGAAGGACTGCGCCCTCGATCATCTCGTACAGGCGGGCGGTGGCCTGGGCCATGGTGCCCGCGATGTACAGCGGCGGGATGCACGCCAGCGCGGCGACGGCCAGCAGGCGGAACTTCGAGAAGGTGCTATTCATTTCTTGACCTCGGAATGAAAAATGGCCGCATTGCGCGGCCCGGATTGGGTTGGGGGATGCTTTAGTCCGTGATCACCGTGTTCGCATCGCTGCCAACTGCGGCCTTATCGAGCGGGCTCATGGCATCGAACTGCGAGCGGGTGACCGTCTTCTTGCCGCCACCGCCACCACCACCGCCTTGAGCGCCGCCGCCGGATGCCTGCGAGCCCTTGAGGATGCTGTTCTTGTGGGGGTAGCTATCCACCATGATTTCGAGCGCTTCCTCGAAGTCGGCCGGCTCGCCGTGGCGAACGCGGCTGAAGATCGGCTGGCCATTGGCGTCATGCGCCACGGTCTTGCCGTCCTCGACCTTGAAACGACTGCCGAACGTGGCTTGAACCATGTCAACAGGGACCGCAACCTTGTCGGCGATGAACTTCGAGCGCGCGAACGCGCCTCCGATCTTTTCGCCGTAGAGCTGCTGCTCGAGGTCCTTCGACTTGGTGACGAAGGGCTCGTATTCGGCCTTGACCGAATCGATGGCCGCCTGCTTGATCTTTTCGACTTCGCCGGCGTCCACCAGCTTCTTGTCGTCCCAGTTCTTTACCGTGCTCAGCGCCTTCTTTGCCGCTTCAGGGTCCGTGATGCCTTCGAACGCTTTCAGGGTCGTCTCTGCCTTCTCGGCACGCTCGCGATGGCTCTTCGCCTCGCCATTGAGCCGGGAGATATTCGCGACCGTCCCGTCGCCGTCGAAAGGCGTTTCCGCCCCGCCAGCATTGACGAACACGGGCAGCTTTTGGCCGTTGACTTCCTGCGTGACGATGTTGCCGTCGGCGTCGTACTTGAATGGCATGGTGGCTTTCCTTGGGCATCCGCCCTGATCTGTTGCGGCGTCCGCCGCGGTGCGCTCTACGGCATCCGCCGGTCGAGCAATAGAAAAGGCCGCAGGGTTAGCTGCGGCCTCGGGTAAAGCTTGGTTCAGGTCAGCCGACGGCCGCCTTGTCAATCTTGGTCGGCGCGCTCGGCTTGGGTGCGTTCTGCTTGATCCGCCCTTTCTCTTCTTCCCACGTGAGTTCAGGCCTGATGAGACCGCGGCGCTGGCCTTCGTGGAACAGGGACTCATCGGAGAACGTGCCGTCGACGTTCATGTCGCGCAGCAGTTCCATGGATGCTTCGGCCAGCGAGTCGACGCCATAGTCTTGGAAGATTTGGACGTTTCCGCCATCCTCTTCGCCGACCCATTCGGCCATCAGTTGGAGCGCTTCGTCGAGCGAGTTCTCCAAGCCCTGCGCGATCCGCTGCAGCGTGCACATGCCGGGCTCGTTGTCGGCCTCGGTCTGCGTGATGCTGGTGTTGCCTGGCTTGATGACCAGCAGTTCGGCGCCGATCTGGCGCATCATGTCTTCGAGGTCCAGCAGCGAGAGCCGGCCCGCCTCGATCGCAGCGCCAGTGTGCTCGACGTATTTAAGATCGCCGTCTGGGTCGCCGCACGTGATAGCAGACGACGCGCCGATCACTAGCTTGCTCTTTCCTTCCTCGTCGACATCCAGCTTCTTGGCGAATAGGATCGGCACTCGCGCCACGTGCAGGATGGTCTGCTGGTCGCTTTTAGACTGCCAGTGCTCGACGTTGAGGTGCGCGAGTTCAAGCAGCGGCGGCACACCCGTCATGAACCCTGTCCGCTTGCCATAGACCGGGACGAACGGGATATTCTGCAGGGTGGACACACCCTCATCGAACAGGGCCCACACCTTCTTGCCGCCCTCCACTTCCTTCTCGCGCCAGATTTGCCACTTGCCCGGGTAGAGCACGCGGACCTGCTGGACTTCCGTTTCGTGGAACTCGCCATCGGGTTCGCGCGCCGATTCCAGAAAGCGAAGCTGCGTGAGAGTCTCCACGCCATTGATGCGCGCTGACTTCCAGCCGAGGATGTTGTCGAAGCTGATCTGCACGAAGTACGGCCGCGCGCCGATTTTTTGCTCGTCGGCCTTCGTCCGAACATTGCTCACGCGCGGGTAATCGACCAACACGCCGGTAATGCCGCACGCCATGGCATCGCTGCACACGTCGGCAGCGAAGGCGTGGAGGTTGCGCCCCTGCAGGTCGACATCCTCGCTCCATTCCTTGATGCGCTCCGGGGTGTCGTCTTCCAACGTCAGGGGCTTGGAGAACGGTTTTCCGGACAGCACCTCGACGGTCCGCGCGAAAGCCGGGAACAGCGTGGCCGTAGCCACCCGATTCTTGTAGGCCTGGTCGGCCTCGTTGGGCCATTGCGGCAGGTACTTCGCCGCCGCCGCGCGCATGGCGGGCGTACCGCCCAGCAAAGCCGCAATGACCGGCCAGTTCTCGGCCATCTTGTCGACCGCTGGCGTGGTCGTTCGGACGGTCTTTTCCTGTGCCATGTGATTCGCTTATCCAAAAAGGGGTGCAACAGTGGTGATGCGCTTCACGATGGGCCACATCTTCACCAGCGTGTAGCCGGCCGCATCGTTCACGTGGTCATGGCCCGTCGTCTTGTCTGGCTCGCCGTTCTTGTCGTACGGCTGCTGCTCAAGCGACTCGGTCAGCTCCGGGCACAAATGCGTGTTCACCTTCAGCCGGCGCTCGCCCTTGTCGTTCAGGATGAGGGCGTTCACGGCATTCAGTCGATCCTTGACTGCCGGGTTGGTCGAGTCCACCCGAACGATGAACCCGTTCGACTTGATGATCGATAGATCCGACTCGCTGGCGCTCTTGCTGCTAGTGTTCTGGCCGCTCGCATCCGGGTAGACCGTCACCGTGTGGCCCTTGTCCTTAAACCGCTCTTTCAGCATCCGGCACATTTCCGGTGTGTCGCGCACCTTCGTCAGTTCAGCCACGGCGCGCGGCGCGCCATCGCGGACCACGTAGACCACCGCGGCCATCTTCAGCACGTTGAAGTCCATCCCGACGTGCAGCGGCTCGCCCTTCTCCATCACCTCATCGGTGT